CAGGTGCAGCAGGGTATAATAAAAACTTATGCTAGCATCCATTTATGGACAGTGCTATCATGATATTGGGCAATTGCCCAGGAGGGATAAAAATGAAGTTGAACGAGTATCAAAGAATGGAAGTGCTGGCAACACCAGCAGCGTACCGCATCATTATGGATACGGTACGGATCAATCGTGCTATTTACGCAGATTTTGAAGGTGAGGAGCCTATCACTTTTGCCGAACGTCTGGCCGGCTCAGCGCTTGCGCATTATGAGGGTGACGGCTATCTGATCTTTGTGGCCGGTCCGCTTGTGGTCCGGCTGGTGCAGAGATCGGCAGCGCTGGATGGAACTACAACCTTCAACCAGGTACGGATCCGGCTGCAGCATGAAGCAGGCCAGGATCTGGACCGGCAGGATTATTGCTTCTTGTGTTCGTTATCAGGAACCTGGGAGGAATGGGCATGATCATCCGGGACGGCGAATGGATCCATGTTCAGGCCGGGGCAGCGTCCTGGGATCTGTCAATCAAGGTAGCGCTGGACACGCTGCAATACGGCTATTTCCGCAGTTTCTGGTCAACGATGAAGCGCTATACCGCTGACAAGGAATATATCCTGAAAGCATTCAAGGAGTATCTTATTGAAGAATACGGCAGCCTGGATAAGGCACCGCTGAAAGCACAAAACCGGATCAGGTATATGGAGGTATTTATTAAATGAAAACTCATCCGATGAAAACCAGGCATTACTACCAGCTGTATGCGAACGATTATGACGGATCCGGCTGGCGGCTCATGTGGTCCGACCAGACGTCGGAAGAATGCTTCCGGCGCATGGGCGAATTGAAGGAATCCGGAGAACTCCGGCAGAATGCTGTGTTCCGGATCGATGAGATCCTGGAATCCACCAGTGTTTACTATGAAGGGAGATAACATGGGAAAGTACGATAGCAAGAACCAGTACAACAAGATTCACTACAAGCAATTCAATATCCGGCTGGATATCGATAAGGACGCAGCCGTTATAGCCTTCCTGCTTGATCAGGAATCCCTGCCGGATTTCCTCCGGCGGGCCGTCACCAACGCCAAAAAGGCACAAAAGAAGGCTCTCAGCAGGGCCAGAAAGAAGGCAGACCAGAATGGCTAGAATTCTGATTTATGGCTGGTTCTTCTTCCTGCTTTCCATTCCCTGGTTCATCGGCTGCTGGGTGATCTCCGGATCATTAGCGCGTATGATTGAATCATGGCTGGAAGTGGAAGGAGGAATCAATCATGAAGGTCAAAGATATCATTGAGCTGTCCATGCCTGAGATCATGGAACTGTCGGATGCTGAGCTGCGGGCCGCTTATACGAATCTGCGGCGGTCCGCGGCCGCCAGGGCGCGCGGATTTGAGCAGGCTGGTTTGCCGGTCAATATACCGGCCCGTCTGCAATATTCGATACCCGCAAAGTATCTGACCAGGGCGCAGCTGGAAAACATGGTGGCCCAGGGAAAAAGCGCGGTAGCGCCGATTTATTCCGTGAGCGGTTACCGGCGGTATCAGGAACAGCAGAAGGATGAGCTGAAAAGCCGGTTCGGCATGTCGAATCTGACAGACGAACAGTTCCGGAAGTATGGCGAATTCATGGGCGCGATGCAGAAGCGGATGAAGGGGTCCTGGGATTATGTCAGCGCGGAAGCGTATAAGATGGCATCGGAAGCGCTGCGTCTCAATCTGGATCCGAAGCAGTTCATGAGGAATTTTGCATACTGGTCTGATCATCTTGAAGATCTGGAACGGGCGCGGCCGCTGGAGCGGAAGAATCTGAAGCCGTCCGACTATATCAAGCAGCTGAACCTGCAGCGCATCGGATCCTGGAAACGCGGAGAACCAACGAAGAAAGCACGCGAAGGAAAGAAGAAATTCGGAAGATGATCTGCTATGTCAAGGATCTGCCGCCGGATCTGTTCACCAGCATGCCGCGCGGCAAGCCTGGACGGCACAAACGCAGCAAGCTGCACTATCTTATAAACCCGGTAACATTCGATATAGAAACAACCACCATAGACGAGATCCAGCAGGCGGTCATGTATATCTGGCAATGCCAGTTAACGGAAGAGATAACCTGCATCGGCCGGACGTGGGATGAATTCCAGGCGCTTTATTCCCTGGTTAATTCATCCCTTCCGGATGATGCATGCCTGGTCTGTTACGTCCATAATCTCAGCTTTGAATTTCAGTTTCTGAAGTCTGTCATACCGATTGAAGATCCGTTCGCTATGGATAGCCGCAAGGTGCTTAAATTCAGTTCGGGAAAGTGGGAATTCAGATGCTCATACCTGCATTCTAATATGTCGCTTGCCAAGTATCTGCAGGCGCTCGGCGTTCCGGATCAGAAGCTGGAGATGGATTACAGCGTCAAGCGCTGGCCGTGGACTGAATTATCCGATGAGGATCTGGAATACTGCGTCAATGATGTTAAGGGCCTGCGGGAAGCGCTGATCCGTGAGATGGAAAAGGATAAGGATGATCTGTATACAATTCCGCTCACCAGCACCGGCTACGTCCGCCGGCCTGCCAAGAAAGCGCTGCAGAAATACAGCGGATATATCCGGCGCATGTTACCGGACCGTGAAGTGTTCGATATGCTGCGCTGGGCGTTCCGGGGCGGGAACACGCATGCGAACCGGTACAACTCAAACCGGATCATATACGCGCGGCCGGGATTTCCGATAAATTCCTGGGATATATCCAGCAGTTACCCGTCGGTCCTGCTAACGCAGAAATTCCCGTGCAAGTTCGTCCAGGGCCGGCCTGAATACCTCCGGATCTATCTGGAACAGAACAGGGCCTGCCTGATCGATATATCCATATTTGATCTGAAGCTGAAGGATGAGCGCTGGGGATGTCCGTACCTGTCCAGGGATAAATGCATGCAGATATCCGGCGGAACGTATGATAATGGCCGGATCCTGAGCTGCAGTGAATGCCGGATGGTCATTACGGAAGTGGATCTGGCAATCATCGAATCAGAATATCAGTTCGATTTCCAGGTGAACAGATTATACACGGCCAGAAAGAAAATGCTGCCGAAGCCGTTCCGGGATCTGCTGATGGATATGTATAAGCAGAAAACAGCGCTGAAAGGCGTTGACGATTACTTATATATGAAAACAAAAAATAAGTTTAATTCGTTTTACGGCATGACAGTACAGAATCCATGCAAGCCGGAAATGATATTCCAGGACGGGATCTTCCAGATGGATCTGAGTAAATCGGAGGATGATCAGATACAGGAATACCAGCGCAAGGGATGGCTGCCGTATCAGTGGGGCGTCTGGGTAACAGCATACGCGCGGCTGAAGCTGGAGGAAGGACTGCAGGCCATACCGCCTGAATGCTTCCTGTATGCAGATACTGACAGCGTGAAATTCATCGGCGACTATACGAACAATTTCGAAGAATTGAACGCGCAGTTCATCCATGATGAATTATCAGCGGAAGATCCGCGCGGCATCCGGCACTATATCGGCATTTATGAAAGGGATAATGATTATCCGATATATGCATTCAAAACCATGGGCGCGAAAAAGTATTGCTATACCGACCAGAAGGGCCTGCATCTGACCGTTTCCGGCGTGAGCAAAAAGAAAGGCGCGGCAGAGCTGGGATCCATTGAAAACTTCAATGAAGGATTCATCTTCAGAGCTGCCGGCGGTACCGAATCGATTTACAACGATGATCCGCCGATGAACCGCTGGGTGATTGACGGCCATACTGTCAGGATCACCAGCAACCAGGTCATCCAGGAATCAACATACACTTTAAGTCTTACAGATGAATACCGGCGGCTGATTAATTATCTCAGTAATGCTGATATCAAAAGAGATGTTTATTTCGATTATTCATAAGTGCTAAAATGGAATTGCAGCCGGATCTGATCCGCCAGCAGGTCCGGATGCATTCTCAAGGCGGCGCGTTTGCTAACAAAACACGAAAAGGAGAAAGAAAATGACAAAGTTCGCGAACAAGTACAACCAGAAGCATTCCAGCTACAATTACACATTTCCGGAGGTTCCGGTGTATGTGAAGCCGGCATTCCTGTACAAGGAAAACGGGCCGGATATGGTCTATCCGGTGCGGGGCCTGTTCATTAACGATAAGGGCAACTATGGCCCGCAGGCGGTCATCGCTACTGACGCATCCATGATCGTCAATCTTCCGCAGTATATGACTGCTAAGGTCCAGGAAATGCAGGAAGATGAAGAGCTGACGCAGGCAATCAACCAGGGTCTGTTCTGCTTCAAGATCTATGAATACAGCCGCAAGGGAGAAACGCGGAAACTGTATTCCGTTGAATGGGTAGACCTGGACGTTCCATTCTGAATATATCCCTCTTCTTATGGATCCGGAAAAGCCGCTGGCGGGCGGCTTTTTCCGTAGAAAGGAAATGATATGAAATTATATGACAAACACGGCTGGGTGAATGTGCCGGAGATCCTGCAGAATGCAGCTGCGTTTACCTTCATAACCGGCGGCCGCGGCATCGGCAAAACATACGGTTTTATCAAGTATTTTCTTGAGAATAAGATACCGTTCATTTACATGCGAAGAACCCAGATTGAAGCGGATCTGCAGGCGGATCCGGTTACCAGTTCATTAACTAAGAATCTTTCAGATATGGGCAGGTCCTTCAGAGCTGAGAAAGTAGCTAAGAAGCTTTCCAGGCTCACGGATCCGGACAGCGGGGAGGAGATCTGCATCTGCTGCGCGCTTTCCACGTTTTCCGGCATCCGCGGCGTTGATCTGAGCAAATACGAATACCTGCTTTATGATGAATGCATCCCTGAACCGCATGTCAAAAGCATCCGGATGGAGGGCCTGGCATTATTTAATGTTTACGAAAGTGTTAACCGTAACCGCGAATTAGAAGGCCGTTTAGCGCTAAAGCTAATAGGCTTATCAAACAGTATGAACCTTGCAAATGATCTTTTTATGCAATTTGATCTGATTGAACCGGCTGAAATGATGATCCAGCAGGACCTGGAAGAATACAGAAGGGATAATATTCTTCTGCTGATCCTTCAGCATTCTCCGATATCGGAGAAGAAAAAAGGAACCGTTCTGTATCAATCAGCGTCTGAAGAATTCGCTAAAATGGCGATTGAAAATAAGTTCGTACTGAATGATTTCCGGTATGTGCAGCGCCGGAAACTGCAGGAATATATTGCCGACTGGTCCGTCGGGGATCTTTATATATACGCCCATAAGAGCCGGCCGGAGTATTATGTTACATTCACTAAGGCCAAACTGGATAAGGATCATATGTACGGATCCAACTATATGGACCTGGAACGGATGAAGCGTGATAAATGGCATTCCTGGCTGCAATACCTGGATGGCTTCTATACGTTCGAAAGCTATAAAGCCGTGGCCCTGTTCGAAAAATACTTCAAATAAACATAAAAACGGATCGTGCCATGATCCGCTTTTATGTCTCTTGTTAAAAGGATTTCGCCATGTCTGCAGGCAATTAAATAATACCATTGTTTCACGCGTGAAACAATCTGTTATAATGTGGTTGGCGGGGTCCGCAACGTTGAACGGCCGGAAGCCGGGCGGACGAAGTATCAACGCTTCCAAGCCCGCTTTTATTATATAGGAGGTGATCAGCCTATGGAATTGACCGAGCTGGGACAGCTCATCGGAACCCTGGGATTCCCTATTGTGGCCTGCTGCGTGGTGTTCTGGTACCTGCAGAAGGAAAGCGAAAACCACAAGCAGGAGATGAACAGCATGAGGGACGCAGTGAACGCGAACACAAGCGTAATAGCGGATCTCAAAATGCTCATGCAGCAGCTGATTGATAAACTCACATGAAAGACCAGAATATCATTGCTGCATGCCGCGTTCTCCAAGGCTTTTACGGCTACGGGGAAGAGCGTATCCGCCGGCTGACGGCTGACGGATATGACTATTACACGGTCCAGCGGATCGTAAACCGCCTGCTGCAGGGCCTGCCGCCCTATGATGACGGAACAGCCGCGCTGGATCCTGAAAAGGTCCGGGAGAGAATACGGGCGCTCATGCCGGATGAAAAAGATATTGAAGATCTCGTAAACCAGATGGCGGAGGATATTTGTAAATGAAATTTGAAGACGTAATGATGCTCATCAGGGCCGGTTACACTAAGAACGATATTCAGGATTTACTGGCAGAAAAAGCACCAGAACCGGCACCAGCACCAACACCGACACCGGCAGCACCGGAACCAGAACCGGCACCAGCACCGGAACCGGAACCGGAACCGGCACCGACACCGGCAGCACCGATGGATCAGATGATGCAGGCCATGCAAAACATGATCCAGCAGAATCAGCAGATGCTGCAGGCTATCCAGGCTGCCAACATCCAGGCGGCCCGCATGCCGGAAGACACCAAGGAAACACCGGAGGATCTGATTGCTAAAATCATTGCTCCGGGACCGAAAGCGGAAAAAAAAGGAGGAAATAAGTAAATGTCCGTTAACACAATGGCTACTGAGGATGTATATGCCCTGCTTAATTCCCTGCACTCGCAGGCAACCGGCAAAACATCCATCGCACCGACAACGCCAGCCGATTTTATCAGCATGGCCACAACTACACTGCAGGCCGGAACCGACAGCGTATACAACGCGCTCATGCAGACAATCGGCCGCACCATCTTTTCATCCCGTCCGTATGCTGCCAAGTTCGGCGGCATCCAGGCAGACGCTAACCGCTGGGGCGGTATTACCCGCAAGGTTTCCATCGCGGACCGTGATGCTGCGGCGGAAATGGCATATCATCCGACCGACGGCACCGCCGTAGACCCATGGGTGATCCGTAAGTCTAACGTCCTGGAAACAAGATACTACGGCACAGACGTTTATCAGGACTGGTATACAACATTCCAGGATCAGCTGATCAACGCCTTCCAGGGTCCGGACCAGCTGGGATCCTTCGTTGCCCTGCAGGCGCAGGAAATGTCCAACAAGTGGGAACAGTACCGGGAAGAACTGGTCCGGCAGAACCTGAGCAACTTCATTGCTGCCAAGATTTCCCTGAATAACTCTGTTTATCACCTGCTTACCGAATACAACCAGCTGACACAGCAGAGCCTGACAGCATCGGATATTTACAAGGATCCGGATATGGCACCTTTCTTCCGCTGGGTCCGTTCCAGAATCAACCAGATTGCACGTCAGATGACAGAACGCAGCACAAAGTTCCAGGTGAACATTACCGGCAAGGAGATCAGCCGGCATACACCGCTTGACCGGCAGAAAATGTATCTGTCTGCTGATGCCCTGGATATCATCGATGCAATGGTAAATACTGTTACATTCCATGATGAACCGCTGGCATATGCAGATGTGGAAGCTGTCAGCTACTGGCAGTCTATCAACGCACCGACCAGCATTAATACAACACCGGTTTATCTGGATGCGACTACAGGCCAGGTGGCAACAGCTGCGGCAGCTGTCAATGAAACAGACGTATTCGGCGTGATCTTCGACGAGGATGCAATCGTATACAACCTGCGTGACTGGATCATGACCAACACACCGCTGAATGCCCGCGGACTGTACTGGAACACTTTCCTGACAGTGAATATTCAGCTCTGCCAGGACCTGACAGAAAAGGGCGCTGTTCTGCTGCTTGACTAAAGAAGGGAGCCGGATAACATGTCTTTCACCGTTGATCTGTTTCGATTCTCCAAAAAGGAAAATTCGACAGCGCGGCCGGGGAGTTCTCCGGCTTCTTTTCCATGCCGGCTGCGCGAGCCGTCCGGGATCCTGAATCCTTCAATTATGCTGGATCTGGGACTGACGGATGATCCGTCCGGATATAACTATGCTTACATTCCGGCATATGGCCGCTATTACTGGATCAATGAATGGACGTTCGAGCGGGCCTGCTGGACCGCCAGCATGTCCGTTGACGTTCTGGCAAGCTGGAAGGATTATATCGGTTCTGAATCAATGTATGTGCTAAGATCCAGCGCGGCATACAATGGCATTATTTCAGACCGGCATTATCCCGGCACCGGAGATCTGCGGACCGTAAAGATCCAGGGCCGCAGCCCATGGTCTTTCCCGCTGATTGCTGAAGGATCCTATATTATCGGCGTTGTATCAAAAGATGCATCCCATGGTTCAATTCAATACTGGGCCGCAACCGCAACCCAGATGAAAGCGATCAGTGCGGCACTTATGGCCGACATCGTGACAGATACAAATTTTGATCCGTCCGATGCATCCCTGGCACTGCAGAAAGCACTGATTGATCCGTTCCAGTACATTAAATCATGCATCTGGATTCCGTATACAATCAGCCAGCTGCCGGTATCGCTGGCACCGTTCACAATATTTGACTTTCAGCTGGGTAATACATCCGCATATAAATATTCCGAGAGTGCCACCGGCGTGATAGCGCATAGTTACGAATTCTCAAATATTCCAAGGCATCCGCAGGCAGCCAGCCGCGGCATGTATATGAACTGCGCACCATTCACGGAAGCGGAGCTGGTATTTCCGCCGTTCGGCGTTATCCCGCTGGACAGTAAAATGCTGGCAAATGCATCCAGCCTGATCTGTCAGATCTATTTTGATTCCTTATCAGGACGCGCAACGCTTGAAGTACATTTAAGCGGCGCTGTAGTAAACAGACTGACGGCACAGGTCGGTGTGCCTATTCAGATTGCCCAGATCCGCAGCGATGTTGTCGGAGCTATGAGCGGCCTGACGCAGGCAGCCGGAGCCGCTTTTACCGGCAATGTCATGGGCGCGGCTGCCGGTATCGGCAGCATGCTGGAGGGTCTGATTCCCAGAGCATCCACCATCGGTAGCGCCGGCAGCTGGGGTGATCTGGTCGGAGCGCCGGATCTGAATATGTATTTCACGATTGCTGCCGATGAAGATATCCAGCACCACGGCCGGCCGTTATGCCAGAACAGACTGATTTCTTCAATTCCAGGCTATATTCTGGTCCAGGATGGTGATATTTCCATTCCCGGAACGATTGACGAAAACAGCAGCATAAAAGCGTATCTGGAAGGTGGTTTCTTCTATGAGTGAATTTCGGCCGAGAACAACACCGCCGGATCCGTCGGATCTTCGCTGGATCAGCGACGATGCTAGATTCGGCGGTTATAACCGGTGCATGATCATAAATGACGCAACCGGTCTTGTAATTCCTAACTGCACGGGATACGTCCATGGGCGCTGGATGGAAATATCCGGCACTCATGAATGCCCGCTGTCAACATCGAATGCCGCGAACTATTACGGATATGCCGCTGACGGCATGCCACGCGGATCTGAGCCGCAGCTGGGCGCAGTGATCTGTTTCAGCACCGGCCAGGGCGGTCAGCCGGGCCATGTGGCAATCGTTGAAGAGATCATCGACGCTGATACAATCATTACAAGTGATTCAAATTTCGGCCATGAATACTTCGTAATGCGGACCCGGCATAGGTCCCTGGGATGGAATTTCTGGGCCGGATCTGATCTGGTATTCCAGGGATTCATATACAATACGAATCAGAAAAATTACAATATCCTGCTGCTGGCAGCGGCAGCCAGGAAAAGAAGAAAGGAGGAAGAGGAGAATGGCAAATCTGTACGGTTACAACAGTATACCGGCACATTATGACTTTATTAATTCATATAATGCCGGTATGTCACCAAGTGTTATTCATGTGAATGATACCAGCCTGGTCCTGCTGTTTGAAAAATACCTCATTGAAGAAGCTCTCAGCGTCTTTGAATGGTCCGGCCTGCCGGATCAGTGGGACCAGAATTTCTTCAAATATGTATTATTCCTTTGCGGCCATATCGGCATCATCAATACTGATAAGTATGGCGTGATCTGCATGAACGGCCAGCCGTTCGGCCGCGGTCTGTATTACCAGCCGGTCAAGTATGTAATCAGTAACCCGCTGCTGCGCGGGATTATGCAGCCGGAAATCAATAAGGAATGCGCTGTTATCAAGCTGCAGCCGAACTGGACCGGCATTTATGACCTGGTCAGCTTCTATGGTTCCATGATGGCATTATGCGCTGAATCGGCCGGCATTAACCTGGTAAACAGTAAGCTGGCGTATGTGTTCATGGCCAAGAACAAAGCGCAGGCCGAGAGCATGAAGAAACTGTATGACAACATCCACAGCGGAGATCCGGCAGTGTTCGCGGATGAAAAGCTGTTTGATGCAGAAGGCAATCCTAAATGGCTCATGTTTAACCAGAACCTGAAGGAAACATACATCGCGCCGGAGATCATGGCCGATATGCACAGATGGAAGAATCTCTTCTTGACTGAAATCGGCATCCCGAATGCTAATTATGAAAAGTCAGAGCGGCTTATCACGAATGAAGTAAACGCGAACAACACGGAAACGCTCTCCAAGGCCGAACTGTGGCTTGATACCATGCAGCATGATATCAAGAAAGCGAACGAGCTTTTCGGCCTGAATATCAGCGTGAAACTCCGCTGGAAGGAAGGAGGGATCCAGAATGAACAGTACGCTGTCAATCCTGGCACTGTATAACGCGGACCCATCCCTGTTCGATGACATGCAGCTGCCGGAATCCATTGACCGCGAAACAGTGGTCAATGGAATCCTGCTGAAATGTTCAGAGCTGGAGGTATTATATCCGGATCCTGAATACATGAAAAACGCGCTGCGGATCTGGTCCGGTTACCGCGTGACAGTCTGGCAGTCACTGTATGAAACCACGCAGTACGAATATAACCCGATCTGGAACAAGGATGGCACCATAACCGAAACGGAAAGCAGGAATACATCCAGCAGCGCATCCGGATCCGGGACCGGCCAGCAGGCCGTGAAAGCCTTCAACGAATCGAACTGGGCAGATCATACCAAGAACACCAGCACCAGCCAGGCATCCAGCGATGAAACCGAAGGAATCACCAGGGAGCGCAAGGAACAGGGAAATATCGGCGTAACAACAACGCAGCAGATGATCCGGGAAGAGCGTGATATATCTGAATTCAATGTAATCCAGTACATCATCGACGATTTTCAGAATGAATTCTGTTTACAGATTTACTAAGAATAGGAGGAATAGAAATGGTCTGGATGAAAGTACCATATACCAATTTTCATAACTTAAATCAGGACTGGATCATCAGACGCATGCAGGAATTTGAAGATTATATGCAGAATATCGTTCAGATTTCTGTTATCAAATACGCTGATCCGATCCAGTGGCGAATCACCGGCCAGTATGAGCAGAGTACCGTTGTAATCGATGCTGAATCAGGAATCGCATATATCAGCGTCCAGCCGGTACCGGCAGGTGTTGCCATTACAAATACGAATTACTGGACACCGGTTTTTGATATGTCGCAGATCCTGGCCGGCATTGAAGCTGATCTGCAGGCAGAAACAGACGCCAGAACGGCAGCCGATACAACTCTGCAGGAAAATATCACTGCTGAAACCACAGCCAGAACAGACGCAGATACGGCCCTGCAGGGCGCGATTGATACCAACGCTGACAATATCGCAGCAGAAACAACCGCCCGGGAAACGGCTGTAACAGCACTCCAGGAGCAGATTGAAAATGTCAGTCTGCAGGGCCTGCAGGATGCAAGAATCAAGGATCACTTCCGGTATTATGTCGATAACAGAATCGGCGATGACAGCAACGATGGCCTGACACCGGAAACAGCATTTAAAACCATTGACCGCTTCCTGAAGGAATCCGACCGGTACAGCGAGATCCGCGCATTTATCAACGCGGCCGGCGTGTACAGAGTCACCAGCGGGAACAACGCAGCGGGCGCAAGTATTCACATCAGCGCGTCTGTCAGCGGCGTAACGCTTGACTTCATCAGCACTGAAGAAACAAACGAACCGACATGGTCTGTATATGTTTCTCACTGGAATTTCGAAGGCCTGGATGCCAGCAACAAGATGCAGCTGCAGGTCCACGGAACCGACAACCGGGCCGGCGTGATTTATTTTGATAACTGCCTGGTAACGCTGAAATACGTTGACGTGAAACAGCTGCTGCGTCTGTATGGCGGAACACTGGAAGCAGCCGGATGCAGCGTCAACCATGTGCAGATTTATGACGCGACATATTATTTCAGCGCCGGAACAACCGTAACAAATACAGCCGTTAACATCGTGCCGCTTGAATTCATCCGCAGCAATGGCGCTATTATCGGTTCATGGTATGGTACCGAGCTGGAAGGGCCCGGATCTTCTAACTGGTGCACAGTTAACGCAGGGTCCCTGCTTATGGGCAGCATATTTATTCCGGATCTGCAGAACCAGTATGCACATTCCATCGGCGTGCTGAATGGCGCTATCGTGACGGTTACCGATGCCAGACTTACCAGCGCGGAAGGCAGGTCACCGATCAACTACGCAGCCGATAACCAGTGGTCAATCGTTACTGACAAAGGCATCAGAAGCGCATATAATACAAGGTATTACGGATCTGCTCTTCAGTATTTCAATCCGTCGACGCATGCATGGACGAATGTTCCGACAGCATGATATAAAATTTCCTTATACCTTCATCCCACAT